AATTGTACATCTTCAATGCACTCGCAAACACCAGCTTTCAATTCATAACCGACGTCTTCACCAGCTAAAACATATGCCTCCAACATTTCGGTTCGAGTCAACAAACGTGGGTTGGGAACCCGCTTCCCTAAAGCGAAAGCGATCAACAAGTTAGCGAAATTGTTGATCAACGTAGTCAAGGAGCTACCTGAATATAGCCTCCCAGTAGTGAAGTGGTACACCACTTGTTGTTTCCTCCTGTCGCGGTGTTTACTTTTAAACTTGAACCTAAGGGGTTTGTACAACTCCCGGAAGGCTCGAGTGAAATAATCGTTGCCAGTCGCATCCAATCCTAGAGCATCTCGAATAACTTTCTCGAGTAACTTCAGCATTGGAGTACGATGTGAACCGTCACACTTAACGATGTCGCCATTAATGAGAACCAATCCATCACTGCATTGGGCGCTCATACAGCAATCGTCGCTGTGGTAAACGTAACATATATTGTCGCCCGGTTCCAACAAATTCTTAAAAACACTGCGCATCTTGTCCTTTTCAGGACCAACAACAAACTCGGTCTTAAGATGCTTAAGAGCGTCGAAAGACGGAATACCACTCCATGCCGCTTTCAAATCTGGTACCACGCAAGCTGTGGAATGAGTGCGATAAACGCCCAAATCCCCAATCCCACGCTTCTTAGATTGTTCAAGCAATTCCCCGAATTTTAACTTAAAATCAACTGGCTTGTCGTCGTCAAAATCCATCCTACCATGCTCCATGCATTCACCGTTGGTCCGTTCCCTAAGTTTCCTCTTCTGGTGCGGAGCGTGAACCCATGCCGGGAGCAAAGTCTCGGGGTTGCGATTAACCCACCTTCCCTTAACGTATGAAACGAGTTCCTTCAACTCTAATTCAAAACGGGTGGACAAATCGTCTTGGTTTGCAGCCAAACGATCGCTGAAGCCAACCTTAGTGGGTTGCCTCAAAGCTATCATTCGCGCCATGGCTGTCTTACACTCACACGGGCCGGATCCTGGCATGGTCAATCCGTCCAATATGAACACTCCAAAAGCGCTGCGGTACTCACTATCATACTCCAACTCATTACCTTCAAAGTTAGGAGTCATACTTTCAAAATCCATCCACTTCTGGTTATTAGGATTACGTCGCATTTTGTCTAAGTCGAGTAAGCTTAGATCAACGGGCACGGGTTTATAAACAAACTCGGGAGTGAGTTTGGTTAGGACCTCCAGAGTACTCCCGTGCAAGTACTTGAA